TCGTATTAGGATACATACTGCTATTTGAACGATAGTTTAGCCTACTTCCCCCACTTACTTCCATCGTCCCAGAAGTAATTGTTTGATTTCTGCTCGCTAGTCCCGAGCTTAATCCCTTAAGGAATCGGAATACTGCTTTTAAATCAGAGAGATCTAATTGAGCGTCTCCATATTTAGTCCGTATAACAGCTTTATTATAGTTAGTAATATCTTTGATTTCTATATTTTCAATAACTACAAACTTAGATAAGTGTCCCACCACAGTAAACAATTCTAAAGTATACTTTTGATTCAACCTGTGTAGCTTGGGTCCAACTTGAGTTTTGTAGTAATTAGTTAGATTAATAGTATGGTTATTATACGTAGAGAACTTGAACTTTAATTCATTTAAAGTATTTTTATTTATGTTAGCTATGGATTGGGGATTACTGCCTACTAGAGTCTGCTCCAGCACCACAGGCTCCGAGCATCTGCCTTGTGGTGCTGGGCTATCTTCAATAAGGATCTGGTTAGCGTTAGTATTACCCTCTCCAAACCCTAACACGTTGTCTAAGTTTCCTGTAGCAAAGTTTCTAGTTTGAGAATTATTAGTAGCTATGTAAATTCCCGCTGGTCCGCTTACGTCCTCAACCGAAAATTGCCTCCAGCTATCAGCTTTCTTATTACAATCATCGTAAATTCCATCTGGAATGTATGACCACACCATTAGTTTTTCCCCTTCTCTACCAAGCTCTAGCTCAGGCTGAGTATGTACCCATAATCCTAAGGCTTGGCCTCCTAAAGCGGTGCTACTGGAGTCTAAGTTGTGGGCCTTAATAGTAACCTCATACTCATGATCAGGCTCTAAAAAGTTTCTAGAAAGATTTGTTAGATCTGAATTATCGATATTAATTCTTAATCTAGGGAAAGAATCGGATTGTGTAGATCTATGATACTTTAAAACTTGATTGTTAATCAAATACTTTGCATAGGAATACTGGCTTTGATTATCCCTAGAGAATCTATAGATAGAGAATGTAGGGTGCTGCGAGAACGTGTATGCAGTTGATGTATCTGTGATCTCGATAGAGCTTAGAAGATACTTGTTTCTAAACTCAGGATTACGTATGGGTAAGTCCGCTGCGCCACTAGCAGCAGAAGTTCCTACGTCGTAGGCTCCTTTACCGTTCATCCCAGAAACACTAAGAAGACCACTACCTCCGTAGTATGCCAAGTTCACTTCGTAGTTAGGCCCACTAGCTGCTAGATATCCACTAGCTTCTAAAGCAGAGCCGTCCGTATCTAGATTAGAATTATAAATCAAAGGTCCGTAAGTATGGCTAAACAAGTTAGGCCCACCACGAAGATCATACAGCCCTGCTGTTCCATGTCCTCCATAGTCGGAAAGATAAGTATTATACAATTCCTGCACAGGTCTACCAAAAGTGAAATGCTCGTAGTAGTTTAAGGATTCATCAGAGGCTTCTTTATTAATAAGATAGTTTCCTATGGATCGAGGAACATCCATACCCCCATAAACCATGTCTTGTGCATACCAGCTACTAAATTCAGAAGGTATTAGTAAATTACTGCTGGTGGTGGTAGGAATCTTACCTTGAGATACAGCCTCAATGTAACCTGACACAATACTAGTGGCTTGGAGATATTTTTCCTGATCATGAACTTTATTCATAACATAGAGTATCTCCTGTAGATCTCCACGCCTTCCATAAGTATTACAGGATGAGGATTCTACAGCCTGTTTGGCTCTCGAAGCAAATGTATTACTTACATCATATCCAAATGCTGAACTAGGAGAAGTAAGGTTCATACAGATATCCCAAACTTCGTTTAAGTTTGCGTAGTCTATAAGTTTTCCAATCCCATACTGATAGTCGTTTTGTCTTAAAGCTACCTGTTGAAATGCTAGATCCGAAGGAATGTATCCTAGAGGCATATATCCTATAGCAGAGGAGTAATAAGCAGAAGAAAGTTCCAGGCTTCCTGGGTTATTTCTACCCAACCTCGTAAACATTTTTGTTTCTGGAAGCAGGTTACGATAGTTCCTTCTTCTTAAAGTATTTCGAGGGACGCTAGCGTAGGTAGTTCCAGAGAGTAGAACATCATTAATGTTGTCTACCTGTGTTCTTTTAAATCTGTGTTGAGGGATACCATTAGCAGTAGCTAGGGCCAACATATCTACCGCACACACTCCAAAGCCTGTAGTTACTGTGCTAGACCCCTCGTATAAGTCTGTGAAGTTAGGTCTCCACTCTCTACAAGCATTATCAGCTAAAGCGTCCATCCCATCCGCCATAGAAGAAACAGTTAACAGAACTTCGGGTATAGCGTGAGCAGGAACGACTTGATCTACCGCTTGCAGAACTTGGTTTATTGCATACTTAGAAGTGGAATCACGCTGCAACGACTGCCAGCTAAAAGAACTAGCATCAAAAGACATCAAGAAGTGAGAAGACTTCCCGTTCCACATGCTTAATAAGCTTACTGGATCGGGAGTCCTCTCCTTAGTTGTATCTCTTAAAATTTCAGAGTAGTTAGGAGGATAGGTCTTCTCAGGAGTGTAAATAATAAAGTTATTTATAACCTTTTTAATATCTAAGGATTGAGAGCTATTAGTAACAAGGTAATCCCTCACACTCTCAGCAAAACTTTTATCTACCCCATAGCATCTAAGATAATATTCAATTCTTTCGAGCATATCAGGGGTAACTTGAGTATCTGCGTAATACTGTCGCTTCTCATATGGTGGTATAGGATATACTCTTCCTCTATAGTTGAATGAGAAGCTAGAATTAACATCTAAAGTTAATAGCTGAGGTTCAGCCCCTGTTGCAGGAATAGAGTAAAACTCTGTAACCGAGCTATTAAACCCGACCATATTTAGAATTTCTTCCCTTCTCGCTTGAAGAATGGCGATGGACTCAGCAACTCCAGCCCCTCGGTTTGGAATAGGAATACTAAGCAGATCATTAATACCAAATTCAATCTCTGCTAGTCTTTCGTCGCGCACGTCCTTGGTAGTATATGGACCACTATAAGGAACTCCGTTCAACATTAGTTGGGGTACTGGGAAAGGCTTTCCCGCCATGAGGAAACTTTTGGGAAACTCCCTTACTAGATCTAGTAGTATTTTGTCTACTAAGAACTGAATATTTCTATGCATACTATTTGGATCGTAATCTCTTATTCCCAAATTTAATGCTAGTTGTGGTGTATAGGTTGTAAAGTCCTTCAACGCTGAAGACTTAGTAGCTAAAGAATAGTAAAGCAGATCAGGAATATAAGACTCCCACAATTCAGTGATAATATCACTAGTGGTTACGTTAAAGACCCCTGCTGTAAATAAAGTGTCAATGAGATACTGAATAGCTCTCTTAGTACCCTTCATTTTATAAATTTTAACTGCGTTCCTTAATTGCACTCTCCATCTGTCAAAGTCTGCCCCGAGGAATTGCCATCCAATTAAATCTCCTAGAACTTGCAAAAATTCTTGAGGACACTTTCCAATATCATATAGAGTATTTAACTCTGCTTGTTCGCCTACGCCATCAGCTATACTAAATGACATAGCTTCCAGGAATCTAGAAAGAGGCCCCGCCTCAACGGTATCTGTGATTAAAGATCCTGGTGAAGTGGGGGATGAGGTATTGAAAAATGTAGTAAAAGCTTTCTCTACTTTTGAATCAGTAGAGTTTAAAAACTCAGGAGAATAAACAACTGAGTTTAGAGTTTGTAACCTATCCAGGACCTGAACACCACTAGTGTAAGTGCCTGCGCTCATATCCAAAGAGGAAGTGTAGGCTGGCGGAGTTACCTTATCCGCAAGTCCCCACGCTCCTTCATTTCTCCATAAGTGTTCCTCAAATACATTTAAGTTATCCTCTAAAACTAAAGGTCTACCCTTCCATAAAGTATTTGTTAACAACTCAGGCAGAGCAGTGGAAGTATCAAAATATGGGCCTGTTCTGTTTAGGAAGTATACCCACCCTAAGTTCTCAGCGAGATATTTATACGTCCCTGAGGAGTCTGTGGCGAAAGCGTTGTTGGTAAGGGCGGCTAGGTTATCCGTAGCATGGTGTCCAGCGTGGATAGAAGGTATTTTAGGAAGAAGAACACCACTTACATAGTCCACAAACTGAGAGCTAGTAGCGAATTGTTTAAAAGAAGCCCCTAAAGGGTATAAAATATTTCTTTCAAAATCATCAGCATCGATCTGAGCAGGAGGCTTATCCTTATAAAAATAAGAGGCTAGCCCTTCAGGTGAGTTTAAGGACGATAAGTTAGTATCGTATGTAAGCCCTGATAAGGGAAAAACTGTTTGTTGATTTTTTACAGCTAGAATGTGAGAGTTTATTAGCTGGTCAGGAAAAGATACTTGTACTCCACTAATCGCTTGTTCGTCTGCAAAATAAAAGTTAGGAACAATCTGTCGGATAGCCTCTAAGTAGTTTCGTTTAAAGTATTTTTGAGCATCTGCTGCATTTTCAACATTATCTCTAGCGGAAACTACCGCTACAACTTCAGGCGTAATTTGATTAAGGCTATTCCACCTAGCTTTTTTTACATATCTTCTGGACATTAGATTAGAACAGTATTAATGGTAAAGTTATTAAGTTGAATTATTTCATTAAATTCAACATTAGTAATATCTGGCAAGTTATCGACAGTAGCATACCTTACGTTAGGTAATCTAAAGATTTCTCTAGTAAGTTCAGTAGGCAAGAAAGGCTTTCCGAAATCCGAATTGTCGGTATTAAAGTGATTTACAATAACATTAGCTACTTCTTGTTCTACTTGAGCTTGGAAAGTTTCTAACTCTCTATCAATTCTAATTGTTACCACAATATCCAAAGTTCTAATAAGTCCGTCAACAATAACAACTTCATCTGTTAACATTTTTTTCGGTTCAATTTCTTCTAGTAATTCTTTCTTAAAAGTAGTTGAAGCTTTTTGTAGATGGAGGTTGTCTAACTTCTCTAAGGTATAAACATCAATAATATTTCCTGAAGAATAAGCATCCCTTACAGCAGCAGTTGTTTTTCCTACCGTTCCTTGCTTGCTTCTAAAACTATTTCCAATAGCAATAAAGTCTTCGAGAGTTACTACTCTGTCTTGTCTCTTAAAAGTATAGGGAGCATATTTTTTTGCGTGCTCTACTGTTTCCGCAGGCTGACCCCCAGTAGCAGGAGTATTATTTTCTGTGGTAAAGATTAATGTATTAGGAGTGTTATTGGCAGCAGCAGTTGTTTGTACATTAATATTCCCTGCTCCAATATTTCCGCGTGTTCCGCCCCCTACTCTATAAAGAATAGAAAACTCGGATCCAGCGGGAGGAGAAATTCCTAAGGCACCATCCCCAAACAGAACTGTTCCTGCGTAGTCATCATCATTAATGACCTGAAAAATTTTATCAGTAGCCCCAGAAGCAGCGTAGAGTCGGTCTACCTGCTGGTAAGCTCCATTAGCAGGATCGTCTCCATTAGAAGTAGTAACCCATACCTGGACGGATCCATCAATAATAGGGGAGTTCGTAAGAACTACTCTTTTATTTGCTTCTAAGGTATCGAAGGTTCCCTGTTGAAGTGCTAAGGATCCTTCCAGTAAAGCTACGTTGGTAAATACAGAGCTAAGAGCATTGTCAGCCTCGCTACCCTCTAGTTGGAAAGAAGCAGCAGCATTTGAGATATTCTGAATAGCATTATTTTGAATCTTATAGAGGCTGTAATTTACTGGTGCTCCGTCTTCTTTAGAGCTAATAGCAAAAACTCTATTTTCGGGAGTATAGGTTAGTGGAAAGTTTGCCACTACAGGTTCCGTAGTACAGGTAAGGCGAGCATTAGCTCCCGCAGCTAAGGGACCCCTCATGTCTACTCCAATTAGTTCCAAAAGCTTCTGAAGATTGTCTCTAGTTTTAACAGTTCTTAGGTAGTTCTCATTGGCTAACATGTCTCCCTTTAAAGATAGCACTGCCCCCATGTAAGATACTAGCTCTAATAACATTACTCCTAAATCGGACTCAGAGAAGTT